GCAGAATTTGCAAAGATGTTTCAAAGACATATGGATCAGCAAAATGAAGAGCAGATTCAGAAAGACTTACAACGCTTTGAAAAGTTCAGAAGATATGAATACCAAGATCTTAGAGAAAGAAGGGCTACCCAGATTTTAAAACACTTATGGCATAAACAAAGACTAGATGATAAGTTTGCCAAAGGATTTAAGGATGCTCTTTTAGTAGCTGAAGAAATATACTTAATAGATGTAATTGCAAAAGAACCTGTAGTTACACGATTAAATCCAAAAAATGTATTTACAATTAGATCAGGTGAAAGTCCTTATATAGAAGATGCAGATGTTATCTGTGTTGTGGGATACCACTCACCAGGAATGATTATTGATGAATATCATGAAGAATTAAGTCCATCAGAAATTGATATGATTGAAAGCCGCTATATAACAGATAGAGGTGGAAAATTAGGTATAGATATTGGTTACAAACCAGATCTCCAAATGAAACTCGATGAGGATATCCTAAGAGTTATTGGAGATAACAATTTGGGTTACAGTGCGCCATATGATGAATATGGTAATATTCGTGTAATTAAGATCTATTGGAGATCTATGAGGAAGATGCTTAAAGTAAAATATTACGATGAGTTTGGAGATCCTCAAGAAGAACTATTTGATGAGAACTACAAAATAGATACCACTAAAGGAGAAGAAGCTGAAGAGATTTGGATTAATGAATGGTGGGAAGGGCACAAAATTGGAGGAGGACTAGGTACTAGTGACAATGCTCTATACAAGAAGATTAGGATTAAACCTATTCAATATAGAAGCATGGAGAATCCTTCAAAATGTCATCCAGGAATCGTAGGAACTCTTTATAACACTAATGATAATGAGGCTGTATCTTTAATGGATAGAATGAAGCCTTATCAGTACCTATATAATATATTAGCATATAACACTGAGTTAATGATCTCAAAGAATAAAGGTAAGATCATGAGATTAGGATTACATGAGATACCTGAAAATTGGCAAATTGATCAGTGGTTATCTTTTGCAGAATCAATGAATATCGCAGTATATGATGCTTTTAAAGAAGGTAATAAAGGAACTGCATTAGGTAAAATAGCTGGAGGTATGAATCCTCAACAACCTGTTATTGATATGGAGATGGGTAATTCTATTCAGATGTATATGAATATGATGAACTACATCAAACAAGAGATGGGTGAAATTGCAGGAGTATCTCAAGCAAGACAAGCTCAAATCTCCACAAGAGAGGCTGTATCTAATGTTGAAAGAGAGATTAGTCAATCTAGCCATATTACAGAATATTGGTTTGCAGAACATGACTTAGTTAAAAGAAGAGTATTAGAATGTCTATTAGAGGCTGCTAAATATGCTTGGAAAAATGAGAAAAATAAGAAAGTTCAATTTGTATTAGATGATGGTTCTACTGATATCTTTGAGGTTGATGGAGAACAATTTAATGAGATTGACTATGATATAGCTATTACAGATGGTGCAGGTTCAGTAGAATTAAGAAATGCATTAAAGTCATTAGCACAAGCTGCTCTACAAAACCAAATGTTAAACTTCTCTCAGATTATGGATATCTATTCTACTGATTCATTGGCTTCTATTAGAAGAAAGATTCAGACATTTGAAGAAGATAAAAATAATCAGATTGCTAAAGCAAACGAGCAGAAACAAGTCTTACAAGATCAACAGTTACAGGCACAAGCTGAAGAGGCTGAAAGAGCTAGAAACTTTGAAAGAGAAAAGTGGGATAGAGAAGATGCTAGAAATACTGAGAACAATAACACAAAGATTACCATTAAGAATATGGAGTTACAAAACTCAGATACTGATGGTGATGGTGATCCTGATAATACTGAACAAATTACATTAAATAAGTTAAGACAAGATTGGGCTATGTTTGAGAAAGAGTTTAAGTTAAAAGAAACTCAATTACAAGAAACAATTAGAAAGAATAAAGCTCAAGAAACATTAAAAGAGAAAGATCTGGCTATTAAAAAAAGTAAACCAGCTTCTCCTAAAAAATAAAAAATAGTAATAGTTTGACATTTTTATTTACGTAAGTACTTGGAAATGTCAACTATATATTATTTTTAATTACTATCTTTGTATCAGAAAAGTGAAAAATAAGGAAAAATGCAAGATTTATTTGAAAACATTGATTTAACGAAGTTCATTGAATCTGAAGAAAGTAGCTCTAAAGTAGATGATTTAGAAACTACTGCTTCAAAAGACGAAAAGAAATCTGTAAATAAAAAGACAGAAGAAGATTCTAATGAAGAGGAAACTCAAGAAGAAGGGTTTCTTTCAAAACTAACAGAAGAAGAAATAGCACAACTAGATCCTTATGGAGAGGAAGAAACTAATTCTAAGGGTACTCCAAAGGAAACAAATACAGGGACTCCTGACAAGAAAGATAATAATCACTCTTCTGATACCCAGCTTTCTTCCTTAGCTCAACATCTATTTGAGTCAGGAGTTCTTTCTTATATTGAAGAAGAAGACTTAAAGGAAATTAAAGATGAAGAATCTTTTGTTAAACTTTTTGAAAAACAGATTAAGTCTGCAGAATTAGCAGATTTAAATGAAGACCAAAGAGAATACCTTGAGGCTTTAAGAAATGGTGTACCACAGCATACATATTCTGAAAAGAAGTACAATGCTAGTGTATATCAAAATATAAAAGAAGAACAAATTGAAGCTTCTCAAGATTTGAGAGCAGAGTTAATTCGTAGAAAATGCTTAGCTAAAGGCTTATCTCAAGCAGAAGCTAATAAGTACGTAGAAAGAACTCTTGCTGTTAATGAGGATGTAGAAGAAGCTATTGAGGCTAAAGAATTCTTAGCAAACTTTGAGAAAGAGCAGTTAGCTAAACAACTTGAAGAGGCTAAGCAAAAAAGAGCTCAAGAGGAGAAAAAAGAAGCTGATAAACTTTTAGAATTGAAATCTAAAGTTAATCAAACTTCAACAATCATTGAAGGTGTGACTATAAACTCTCAAACAAAAGAGAAGGTATATGAGTCAATTACAAAGCCTGCTAAAATGATTGATGAAAAACCAGTAAATGAAGTACTGGCTAAATATCTTGAAGATGATGACTTCAAGGTTAAACTTCATACATTATATGTTGTAACTAAAGGCTTTACTACTTTTGATAAGTTTGTAAAAGAAGCTAAAACAACTGCTTCTAAGACACTTTCAGAAAGAATTAAGAGTGGTCAAGGTTCATTCTCTAGTGCAGGAAATTCACCTGCAAGTAGTGGAGGAAGTTCACAACGTAAATTAATAGATGGTCTAAACGACTTTTTTAACAACAAAAAATAATTTTAAATAGATAACAAATGCCAAGTTTAATTTCACAATTACAAGTAATGGATGCGACTACTTGGAAGGGACTCACAACTGAGAACCATCTAGGAGCAATCTGGCAAATCGAGCCACAAAAAGCATCTGATTTAATTACTATGATCCAGCAGTCTTATTTTGGAAACAACTTAGACTCTGTATTAGCTGCTTTCGAGACAGAAGAGTTTAACACTGATGATGACTTTGAGTGGGAATTGCAGTCTCAAGGAGTAGATAATATCGCTCTAGTAGAATGCCGTATTGGTGGTACAGCCATTACAAGTTCAGATCAACCAGGTTTGAATTTCACAACTTTTGAATTAGTATTTGACCAAGATTGGTTCTCTGAAGGAGAGCGTATTGTTGGTGAAATGAATGAAGTTTATCCAATCCTTGTAGAAAGTGTAGCAAGAGAAGGTTCTAACTATGTATTGACTTGTCGTATGGACTCTAGTGACAATACAATGTTCTTGCCTTATGATGAAGCTGTAGCTGGGAAGAAATTCTCTGCTGAATTTGCTCCAGTAGAAAGAACTATGTCACGTAGAGGACGTGAGATTCGTTTCAAGTCTCACTTAAAAATGCGTAACTCATTCTCTCAAATTCGTATCCAGAAGAAAACTCCTGGAAATATGAAAGATAGAAAGATGGGTGCTGTATTTATGGACTCTAAAGGTGGTGTTCATAAAGCTTGGACTCACTATGAATCATTCATGTTTGATAATGCTTTCCGTGAAGATATCAACAAACTTTTGATGTTTGGTACTTCTAATAAAGGTGCTGACGGAGTTTATCGTGTGAAAGGTTTATCAGGATATGAGATTAAGTCAGGAGCTGGTATCCGTCAACAAATGGAAGCTTCTAATACTTCTTACTACAATACATTTGATATTGAGGATTTAGCAAGTACATTGTTAGATTTGTCAGAAGGTAAATTAGCTTCAGATAAGCGTGAGTTTGTTTTAAGAACAGGTGAGCGTGGAGCTTATCAATTCCATAAAGCTCTTGAGAGATATTCTCAATTGTTTACCCCACTATTGAACCAAGACAGAATGTACAAGGTTAGTCAAAGTGGATTCCAAATGGGTTATGGTTACGGAGGACAATTTATTGAGTTCAAAGGCCCTAACAACATTAAAGTAAACTTATCAGTTGACTCAATGTATGACGATAGAAATCGTAATAAATTGATGCATCCAGATGGTGGTGTTGTTGAATCCTATCGCTATGATATTATGGATGTTGGTACTGTAGAGGGTAAACCAAACATTCAAAAAGTGGCTGTAAAAGGTATGCCAATTATCCACAAGTATATCGCAGGATTAAGATCTCCATTTGCACCAGATGCTGCAATCTCAGGAGTAGTAAGTTCTGTAGATGCTTGGGAAGAGCACAAGATGTATATTGGTGGTGCAATTGTACGTGACCCATCAAGAACAGCAAGTTTGATTAGCAACTATCAAGCATAATAAATAAATAAGATAAAGGGGGAATAAAATTATTTCCCCTTTTAATCTTAGTATTAAAAAAAGTTGTATATTTGTAAGGAAGTAAAAAAAGAAGAGAAAAATGAGTAAAGAATTAGAAAATTTCATGCCAGAGGATAAAGTGCTTTATTTAAAGCCTATTAAAAAAGCAAGAGGATTATTCTTAGATAGTAATAACCCAGAGGCTTTCCTATTTGGTAACTCAAGGATTAAATTTAGCCTACCTAGAGATAGACAAGGAAATCTTATTAATCCATTTAAAAGTAAGTCAGAACAAGCTTGGTTAGAAAAACAACTTGATGCTGACATGAACATTTATAAAAAAATGACCGAAAATTACTGGGCAAAATATAAGCTAGTATTAGGTAAAGAAAAGCGCAAGCTAGACTTAAATAATCCTAAAGACTATCTAGATTATATTGTGGCCAGAACTTTAGATAAATATATTGCTACTAATGGAAAATCAGGTACATATACTAGAACTCAAATTTATGAGTTAGTAGAAGAAGACCATGAGAATGAAGTTAAAGCAAGTAAGGCTGATAAAACCAAAGAAGCTTATATGTTATTTGGTAAATTAGAAGCTAAAGGAAAAGAAGAAATGTTGAACTTCTTAAAAGTATATGGTAAGAGAGTAGACAAGAACTCTAAGATTGAATACTTAAAAGCAACAATAGATACTATTATTCAAGAAGATATGGATAAATTCATATCACTTGCTAAGGATCAGGACTTCACAATTAAACTATTGATTGAAGATGCTGTTCAAGTAGGAGTATTAATTAAATCAAATAGAGAGTATTTACTACCTGGTGGAGATAAGTTAGCTCCAGAAGGACTAAAAGCTACTATTGATGTTGCTACCAAGTATTTAAAAGATAAATCTAATCAAGATCTTCTTATCAGTATTCAACAACAAGTTAAAACTGCTAAAGATTAAAAATGAATATAGACAAATTATCCAACACTGACCGCCTTGGTAAGGCTGCATATTCCAAAGTACTTATTAAGAAAGTAGATGAGATTATTGATGAATTAAATGAGTTGGTTCCAAGTGATGTGTTTACTAGTGAAGCTACTTCACAAGCAACTAATATTACTACTGCTGTAACTAATAATAAACTATCAGGTATTATTACTACTCAATCAGCTAATGCTGCTGCGGGAGCAACACACACATTTACATTCAATAATTCTAACTTAACTACTTCATCTAAAATATTGGCAAATATTGTAGATTATAGTGGTACTTTAGTTACCCACGGTATTCCACATCTAATATTAGATGGATTAACTACAGGGTCTATTAGTGTTACAATTATCAATTTACATGGAGCTAATGCTCTACAGGGTACTCTTAAAATTGCTTTTACAGTAATTGAATAATGACAGCAAGTGAGATGAAGGAGGAGTTTTTAATCCTCTATAATAAAATAACTAGTTTTAGTGCTCCAGGATATTCTGATGAGGAGATCAGTATTATTTTGACCAAAGCACAAGAGCGTGTTATTTATGATTTATATCATCCACTAGGCAATAAATATAGAGAGGGATTTGAGGAAACAGAGGCCAGAAGAAAAGATTTAAAAGAGTTAGTGCTGGGTACTACTATTAGTACTCCAGCTGCTACTCAAACTAATGTTCTTCCTAATGGTACTTTTTATGACTTACCTACAAATTGTTTGTACCTAATTAGTGAGGAAGTCACTATTAGTTCTACGGACAGTTGTATAAATGGAAATAGAATATCTGTAAAACCTATTACTCATGATGAGTATAGTATAAATAAAAAGAATCCTTTTAAGAAGCCTTATGAAGAGTTAGTTTGGAGATTAGACTATAGTAATAAAGTACATGAATTAATAACTGATGGTACTTACAGTATTTCTGATTATCATATTAGATATATTAAAAGACCTGAACCAATTATTACAGATGCTTCAGTAACTCTTGAAGGTGTTGCTGGCCCAAATGATTGTGATTTAGATGGAAGTATTCACAGGAGAATAGTTGATGAGGCAGTTAAAATAGCTGTAGGAATCACTACTCCAGAGGAGTATCAGTTGAAGCTTGCTGAACAAAAAGAAGCTGAGCAATAAGCATAAAATAAAATAAACATAAGTTAAACTTAAAACAGAAAGAAAATGTCAGTATTTTCTCAAAATGATTTCTTACAACTATTTGTAGGAGCAAGCCCAGTAGCTATTTCTACAGGTGCTATTAGTACATTAAATGACGGTGAGATTGGATTATTTACACCATCAGGAACTCGCCTAACTGAAGCCAATGCTGCTACTGAAGATGAATTTATCATCGTACAAGGTAGAGCATCTGGAGAAATCCCATATGTAACAGGGTCTATTAAAAAGGCTGATTTAGTAGCTTCTAAGTGTACTGTAAAAGTATATTCTGCTGCTACTGAGCAATTGGATTACATTGGTTATAATGGAACAGATGGGGCTATTGATGTGTTGGATGATAATTTATATTACATTCGCCTTCATATTGACCAATCTAAAACATCAAATCATGGCGGTATCTATGTAAAACATGGTGTTTACAAGTCAGATGCAACAGGTGCAACTCAAGGTGAGATTGCTGCAGGTCTTACTGAAAATCTTATTAAGAATTTCAAGAAAGAACCTTACAGAATGATTAAATTTGAAAGAGTAGTGTCTAACGCTGGTACTGCAACTTCAGGTGGTACTGCTGCTGTAGTATATGGTTCTAAATTTGTAACTATCACTGAATCTGCAGGTGCTGCAGCTGATGCTGGTAAATATAACGCTGATGCTGCTAGTATTGTTGCTGGTGATTATATTAGAATTGGTGGTACTGCTACAACTGTAGGAGTATACAAAGTAACAGCTACTTCAGGTGTAGGTACTGCTACTGCTATCTTAACATTAGATGTTCCTTATCAAGGTGCAAGTGATTCAGCTGTGGCTGCTGCTTCTATGGAAGTTGTAACTGCTGCTAATGCTGCTACTTCTGATTTTGGTATCAAGTTAACTGCAGTTGCTCAACCTTGGACTTTAGGTGCTATTAAGTACAACAAATTAAAGTTCAAAACTCTATTAGAAGACTTTGGAACTACTACTGTAACAAACAGCACTGCTTCTAGCCCAGGTTCAGGAGAATATGAACAAATGGCTGAATTAGAATGGTTTGCTCAAGGAAATGAAGGACAGATCTATCGTGATACTGTACCATCTTTACCAGCAAGAGCAGATGTAGTTGATACTAACTACGATCAGATTGTATTAACAGTACATTCTACTAGAAATGGAACATTAAATAGTGATACTGCTAGAAAAGAGTATGTATTGGCTATTCCTAATTCAACTCCTGCATATGCTCAAACAGGTACTGCTGATGACATCACTGATGTATTGGAAGTATTGATTTGGGGTAGTGCAAACGGAAACTTTACTATCTAATAGTTTCTAAATAATTTAATTGTTAAACAAGGGTAGGGTAATAAACTCCCTGCCCTTTTTAATTTAAACACATGGCATTTAATAAATTTTGTGCATCCGTAATTAAAGGATGTACTACTTTAAGAGTAAAAGACAATACAGGAGCTTATGATGCCACTAGTAACCCTAATGGGTGGGATGCTCCAACAACTATAACAACTGCAGATGTCACTGCAGCAACAATCACTTATTATATAGGGGACTCTACTTCAGGTACTGAGGTAGATGTTTTATCTCAATTACCCGCAGGAACTGTAGTAGGAAGTTTTACACTTGCTGAAATAGATGTAGAAGATACTTATGCAGATGGTTTTATTACTATTGTATATACTCTAACAACAGCTACAGATACTTATACCACAAGAAATAAAATATTATTTACATGTTCAAGTAGATGCTGTATAGATAAAATGTGGGCTGAAATTGCAGAGAAGTGTAATTGTAACTGTGATTTAAAACAAATGATAGATGATGCTTTAATGGCTGAAGGAATGCTTAAAGCTGTTAAAAGTGCAGCAAGTTGTAACTCTACTACAAGTATTGATACTATGCTTGCAAAAATAAAAAAACTTTGTGAATTTAATAACTGTAATTGTAATTAAAAATGTGTGATCAAGATTGCTGCTCAGAAGCAGAAGGCATAACAATACCAACAGGACAAGATGGTGCTGATGGTAGTGATGGTATTTATGGAGGTTACTCTTCAGATTGGTTATTTGAGACCAATACTGGAAGTGCACCAGGAAGTACTTTTTTAAGATTTAACCACGCAACTCTAGCCTCAGTAACTACAATATATATAAATGAAACCAATGCTAGTTCTACTGATTTATCAGGATTTTTAGCTACATTTAATAATGCTGGTGACTTTGGAGTAATTAGAGTATTTAGTAAAGCTAACTCAAATATATTTTGGAGCGGTACTATTACTTCTTTTACAGATAGTGGTAGTTATGTTACTTTAGGAGTTAATCATGCGAGTTCTAATGGAACATTTACAGCAAGTATGCCTGTAGTTGTTACATTCTCTCCAAGAGGTACAGATGGTTCTAATGGAACTAATGGTACTGATGGAGTAGATGGGACTTCATTATTATACTCAGACTCTACTCAAACTACAATATCAAATAACTCTCCAGGATATACTAATGGTCATTCTACAACCATCACTGCAGCTGAATTAGATGCAAATGGAGATAGAATTAAATGGGTAAGTTTATTTACTAAAACTATTACTGGATATACTTATGGAGCTAAATTAGTCATTGATAATAACTCTGTAACAAATCCTATTTATACAGTTAGTGTACCAGCGCAATATAAAGCAGGAAGATTTGAAGTTGAAATTCAAAGAACATCTTCAACTACTGCATATTTATATGTTTCATTCTATGGAATGAATAGTTTAAATGCTCCTGTAGCTATATATGCAAAACAAACAAGAGCAGTGCCTATTGTATTTGCACAATCAATAACACTGTCTACTCAATACAATACTAACAATGCTGCTGCATCTTTCTATAGTGAAGAGATGTTTGTAGAAAAATACAACGCTTAATTATGCCTAGACAACTAATTAAACAAACAATTACCTTAACTGCAGGTGGTGGAACAACCAACCTAGATGTTGAGGATATGAATGAATTATATACTGTAGTAACTTCAGGTAGTGTAACTCTAGCTGCTAATGTGGTTATTCAAAGTTCAGGATCTCTATATGAAGGAGTATTTTATGAATTTGAATATGAAGCTAATATTAGTGCTAACGGAAATACTATAGAGTTCTTTGGTACTACAATGCCCGATAACCTTACAGCAAAAAAATGTAGAGTAACAGCGTATTACGATGGGTCTGCATGGACTGTAAAATTTCTTCCAAGTATGGATGAAACTGGAGTAGTAGGTAAAGATCAATTAAGAGTTACTCCGTATATTCTTGTAGATTATACAGCAGGTGCTACTTCTACAGCTACTCTAACTGAAGAAGTTTTAGGAAGTGTTACTGTATCAAGTTCAATATTTGATGAAGATGGTCATGGTATTAAAATTGTGGCAGTAGGTAGAACTCAGGCTAATGCAGATACTAAGACTATGAGGATTAAATCTAATGACTTAAATGTAATTAATCCTAATCAGACTTATATTTACAACAGTGTAACAACAGCACCTAATGGTAAGGAGTTTATCATGGAAGCTACAATCATTAGAAAAACATCTACAACAGCTCATCATATTGGATCTGTAATATTTGATCAAGTAGCTCCAGAGATTTCAATTGCTACAAGTGGTGGAGTATATGATTTTGCAGCAAGTCCTGTAGAAACTCTTACTTTCGCATTCACAAGTACTCAAGGTACTGCAACTGCAAATAATGTTGAATTAGACGCTTTGTATGTCTATAAAATAATTTCATAATGGCTAATGTAGATACAGCTTGTAAAGAAACATGGGTTAATTATTTCCAATGTAAGCAGGCTGCAAAGTTGACTAACTTTGTTAATAGCCTTTCTTATGGAATATGTCCTGAAAAAAACGTAAGAGAAAACAATGTATTAAGTTCTTTGATAGATGTACTTTATAGATATGAAGTATTTGAAGATCAAGTTACTTACGCTCAAAGTATTACAGTATCTATAGCAGATGAGACTATACCTACAGATATTTCAATAAATGTAGGTGGTAATAACATAATGTATATATCAGCATTTACAGGCACTGCAGAAGAACTTGCACAAGAAATATCAACTCAGTTTTTAGCTTATAATATAGTAGATTTCTATACAGAAGTTGTAGGAGCATCATTATATGTATATAGTTATAATACTAACTATGATGATACTACATTGACAGAAATTGTATACACAGATCCTGTAACTATTGAAAATAATGATATTAGAGATAACTTAGATCTAATATTAGATTTATGGAATTGTATGACTTTTGAACAATTTTGTAATATAGTATGTTATGCAAAGAAATATACTAACATAAAGTGCAATTGCTCAGGTCAATAAAATAATAAATTA